CCATATGAGGAGAAAGTGGTTTAATGTAATCAGAAATTTTCTCTTCCGCATTTTGACTATATACAAACTTAGCTTTTATTGTACCATAATAAAAATAATCGGGTAGATTTTCTCCTGTATCAGATTTAATTATAGGTAATGATTTGGGATTGAGAAATACTTCGGTTACAACAGCTGGTTCTATTTCATAAAACTCAGAAAGTTGATCTATATTATCATTTAATATGTCATATACATCTTCATAATTAGCTACACCTGTTTTAGTAACATCTCTATTATAAATAAAAGAGCTTTTTCGATATGCCATTAATTCTCAATCCTTTTCATATCTTCTGTTATTTCATCCGAATGACTTTGTAAATCAGTAGCAGCTTCTTCTATTGCACCCATAAGTTGTTCTTTTTCAGCGTCTGATAAACCAAACTCCTCTTCTGAACCTCCTTTGTTTTCAGCAGCTATAATTCTCTGAACGATAGCAGCTACCTTTACTAATTGGTCATCATTTTTTACATTGATTTCCAAATATTCTTTTAGCATAGGAATTATCTGAACTGCTGTATCTCCATCCTTTATAAAACCAACTACTTCTTTCATAAGAACTTCTAATTGTGTTTTATTGGTTTTTGTATTTTCATAAATATCTTTGAATAAACCAGATAATGATTTACCCTCAAATATTTCGTAATCATTAGCCATAATATACTCCATTTGAAAATTTATATAGATTTGTGGTTATATATAAATATGTCGTTTTTTAACTTTTGGTAAATATATATTATATTTATAGTAGGGTGGAATACCCTTTTTTGTTAACTAATAGGAGATAAACATGAAGGAAATAATAACAATGGTTAAAGGATATGTAGATGACTTAGCTCATCTTATGATATCTTTTGTAGCAATAGGTGCTGTTTCTGAAGTAATATTTGGAAGTGGTGTCTTTGGCGTCAACGTTATTGGAAACCTAACATCAATTATCAACACATTCGGCCAGTCCGGATTTGCTGGGCTCGTCGCGTTATTGGTGTTGGTGGGTTTGTTCCGTAAGTAGTTCTAAAACAGAAAAGGGGAGTTTTTACTCCCCTTTTTTTTAATCATTTACAAGTGAGCCTGTGTGACTCACATCAACCATTCCGTGTTTATCAAACTCATATTGTAACCTTTTATTATATTTTTTCATAACATTGATTATACGAGTAATATGTTGTGTGTTAGAACCTGTCATTTCTCTAATAAGAATGTACAGAGCTTTCTTATTGAAGTTTTCAATATTGTCTTTTATACGAAAGATATGTAATACTGAATCAGCAACTCTAATATCTTTATCTCTACGAAAGATGTTAGTAAGATTAGTATCCCAAAATCTATGTAGTTCATCTACAAACAAAACAGACTTCTCAGCAGTTTCGCTGGTGGTGTTCTCACCCATAAGATTTCTTTTGTAATCCAATACATCCATTTGAGAATGTATTTTGCCCATCTTATAGTTCTTATTGTTATTTAGAATAAGATAGTTCTTAGCTACAATACTAAAGTAAGAAAAGGCTTTACCTTTACCTTCTTTAAATTTGTGCATATTCATAACTAAAAATGAAACTACCTCATGCTTCACTTCCTCTGAACCAACATCGAAATAATAGAACTTAAATGTATGAATAATATTTTCAGCTAACTTATCAAATGCTTTAGCTATATGTTCATTATAGATTATATTTTTTAGAACAGGATCATCCGTATTATTATAACGAATTATAGCCTTTTCAGTTCCTTGATGAAAATAATAATTTTTAGTTTTTTTCTTTCTTTTTCTTCTCTTTACTACTTTTTTTGCTGAACCTGATGTTGCTGTTATTGCTGTAGCCATTATTGTTCTTCTCCTTTAAATCTATTTAGTTGGTTTACTGTTGTTTTAATTTGTTCAAAAATTGCTCCTACTTCATCGTCTGCTTCAAAATAACCTTTGTAATCTATCTTTTTTAAATCTGTTTGAACCTTTTCAATTGTATTAATAAAATCTGTTATCCAATCTTCTAATGATTCTAATTTTGTATTTATATTCCATATTACATAACAAGATGTAAGAAATAACAAACTAACTAATACTAAAGATATTTCTAATACCATTACTTATCTCCAAAAAGCTCATCAAATAAGTCTTGTGATTTCTCAGTTAACTTAGGTGATGATTGTGATTTTTCTTCGGTAGTAACTGCTTTTTTAAAGTTATTACTTACTTCTTCATCACTTCGTTGCCACTCATCATATTCAATATGTGTCGCCATCATATCGGCTTGATGAAGTATGTACGCTATATTACTTTTCAAACTCCAATCAGGATTATAAGATATGTAGTAAGATTTATTTGCTTCCTCATACATACCATCAGTTAAACGTAATCCGATATATTCCCATTGTGACATTTGAATACCGAAATGATTAAGAATAAAAATTGCTCTATCGGTAACGGTCATATATTGAAGATTCGGATTATGTTTGAATATTTCTCCTCTATTCTTACGATGCCATTCGGAGTCTTGTGGGATATAATAGTCTTGATTTAAATCACCAACCTTACCTAAGTCGTGGTGCATCGCAGCGAATATAAGTTCTTCATCGG